GGAGTCATTGCTTTTCAACTTACCAATCTGAGCATTGGTCAATGAAGTCCTAACACTCTCAGGAACCCCCATCGTATTGCTTTCATCAGCAAGCATACTATTAACATATTGCTTGAAGTCAGGATCTTGCATCATGCCAGTAAACTTGGCCAATGACTGCTTGTTGAAGTTTTGATTCTGCTGATATTGCTGGATTCCGCCCACCAACGTATCGGCAATCGTCTTGCCAAAGTCAGAACGCGCCTGCGCCCTAATGTTAGATGCGCGAGTCATTCCCTCGCCAATCAACTGACCACTGATGTCTTGAATACCAGGTGCGTAGGGCATATTAGACGTTATTTAAGAGGATTTGTTTGATGGTCTGAACGATCATCTCTGGGATCATGGAATTGACAGGAACGCCAGCAATCCGATACCCACCAACATCCGTAAGCAAGTCATAGCTAGTTGTAATTCCAGTCACTTTATCAATACTGACAATAGGCACACCATTCATCTCGGAGCCTACCACCCACTCACGGGCTGGAACATCAAGGATCCTATGTGGCCCGCAAACCGTGATAGACCCACCATCAGCCAATGTGAACTCCAAGAATTCGCTTTCTGGATTCTCAACGTAAGAGCACAACTGCTCGATACGTTTAACGGTGTTGTCGTAGCCAATGACGTAATCCCCACCACGCAAGTCTTGAATTGGTACAGGACCATTAGGCGTATCAATTTCCTGATAGCCTGGCATACACATCATAACAATTTTCACTGATCCACCAACTTTAAGCAAATCACCAAATAAGCTAGTATTGCTGGCTGATTTAGTAGCAGCTCCTGAAAGCTCCGCAGACCGGACAGCAGCATCGTAGTTCTTCTGGGCAATCTCCTTGGCAAGTTGGGCATTAACGTTCGTACCATAGACATCGCCAGCATATGGGCTGACTGGGTTAAACGTGTTGCTCATCAGGTTGCCAATAGGCGAGAAGATATTCCCAGTCTGGAGATTGGCCATATTCATGATATTGCCATAGCTAGCCTGCATTCCTGCACGGGCCTGATCTTCCCGTTGCTGACGGATGTTTTCACGACCCATGATCTCAGCACCCACTGCGCCACGTCCCATTACCTGCCCACGGGCACCATAAGCCTCCCTAGCGGCCTGCTGGGACTGCCTGATGTCCTCTGGGGAAAGAACGCCAGCCTGACGCTGCTGCAAACGTGCTAGGTCCGTCTTATACTGGTCAATGACGCTAGATTCTGTGTCAGTAATGCCTTTAGGCATGAACTGTTTGTACAGATCCCCGTACATCCCCATGATGCCAGACTGATTCTTTTGAAGAGCAGCTAACGTTTCCTCAAGTTCCTTACCAAAATCACGCTTAGTTGTCAGCGTTTGTGCATTGGTTGCATAAGTACCGACACCAGTATTGACGCTGTTTGGATCAAATGGAACTGAAGCTGTAACTGATACTGTACTTACTGGGGCAGTAGTTGTTGGAACTACACTGCTAGTAACTGTTACTGGTGGAAGTGAAACATTTGGAACAGTAATCTTAACAGTCGGAGCTGGTGTAACAACTACCGGAGGCATTGTTACTATTTCATCAGTAAATGTGTTAGTGGGAACTATTCTGTTGTTTGAAATAACAGTCGGAGCTGGTGTAACAACTACTGGAGACATTGTTACTATTTCATCAGTAAATATATTAGCAGGAACTAAACCTTGTTGAGTTAAACGTAGTATTCCTGCTGGATCTATTCCGTTGTTTGGAATAACAGTCGGAGCTGGTGTAACAACTACTGGAGGCATTGTTACTATTTCAGACGGAGTGGGGTTTGTAAAAACACTCGCAGTGGCTAAAGGCACATAACCAGTATTAATACCAGATCCTATTGAATTGAGTGAAGATAACCCTGCCGTAGGGTCTAATTCAGTGTTGATTTTTGTTCCAGGGACTTCAAATGGTGGGAGCACTACTGTGCTTGGAGGATTGATTGGTTGAAGTTCTGATCGACCGCTGGGATAACCTTCTGGGCCAATAACACCTGCCTTATACGCTGCAATATTAACTGGATCCTTATACCCACCATTATCGGTAGGAGCTTGAGACCCGCCACCGCCTCCACCACCGCCACCACCTCCACCAGTAAAAATGTTACCACCCGTCAGCCCTGCATCGTACAAACTCCCAATAGTTGGATCAATAAACGTGTTGTTCAGGCCCGTGCCGTCGTTTCCAGTGTTTTCATTAACCTTAAATGGAGGCAGTGTGTAAATTTCATTCGTATTTCCTCTGTAGTTTTCGCCATCGTAACCATCATCCTCGTAAATGGTGCCATATTGAAATATTCCTGGTTTATATGCCATATGCTTTAAATGTTATTACGATTTATGAGTATGTTAAAACAGATCAGGAAGTGACGCCTTTGATGACTACAAAATTCAAAACAAGAGTTTCTGTTAGATTTCCAGCAGTATTGTTACGGATAGTCAAAGTAGCAGAACCGGCAAGACAAGCTACATTGATTGTGTAAGCCCCAAGAGTACCACCAGATTTGTGATTAATAATAACAACATCAGTAGCTGCAATAAGTGAGTTAGTCCACGTAGCAGAAACAATTGTAGCCGCATTTAATATATCAGCAGCTGTTGTAATCTGACCAGACATTTTATTCAGAGTAAATGCAGTGGCCTTGCTGGTAGCTTGAGTAATTGTACCGCCTGCTCCGGTATAGAATCCTAGTCCAGTAGTGGTCGTATCCAATGCCTCGTAGTTGCCTGCGGACGCGGTAGAACGGGCTAGAAACGTGTTATTGCCTGCGGCAGCAACAATCTTGGCAAGCGTTACATTGTTATTCAATACCTTGGCCGTAGTTACGGCGTCAGCTGCAAGCTCTGCCGATGTAACTCCAAGGAGTGCAATCTTAGACGTAGTGACATTACGATCTAATACCTTGGCCGTGGTTACTGCATCGTTTGCAATGGTTGAAGTTGTAACGTCATTTGCAGCGATAGCCGAAACCGTAGGTTGCGCCAAAAGATTCAACTTCGTGTAAGTGATGGGATCCGTCGTTCCCGTAAAGGTGTATCCTGGTGTTACAGAGGGCATAAATTAAACTTGGATGAGGTTAGCGCGTTGTCCAGCGCGTGCTTCATAGCCAACAGACATGATTTTCATGTAGCCTTGCGTGTTAGTAAGCTCCAACCAGCTAAGGCGTCCCTGACGCCGAGTAATGAGTGGCAACCGGTATTCTTGCAACATCTCAGGCTGAATGCCAGAACCCGTCTGTAGGCCCGTAGAAGGCAATCCTGGGGTGGTTCCAGTGGCAAGTGAACCCGTGCTGTAATCCTTACGGTAAGCACGATTGAAATCATTGCTTGCGTTGGTCAGGTCGTAAGCAGAGTCAGCAAACTTCCAACTCTCAGATCGACTGTAGGTCTGGTCTGTCAAAATCACACTCTTTTCGCTGGCCCCCTCCGTAAACGCAGACACCGACACTTCTGGACGGTTAGTAGCCAAATCCACAAATGCCCGACGCTGGAAGTGATTCACGTTGGAGGTATCGTAGGCCCGCGTAACAAGCTGAGTGCTAATTTCAGCCACCGTTGCACCGCTAATGTCGTTCTGGCCTTCATCCGTGACAAAGATTCGTCCGTCCTCGGTAACTGCGTGCATCCGCTGCAATCCAAGATAATCGATTACCTGCCAGCTTTGAATACACATATTTAACGTGCTATCAAAGCTCCACTCACCAAACCAGTTCTCGGTAGTAAAGTTGTAAACCACCACTGCATTGCAGACGAGGCTGTTATCAAGAGGCAAGGCGACGTAAAGCTTGTTGCTCCAATACCCAATGCAGATCTTGTAGCCAACCTTCCAGTTTACCCGACTCATAATCGTCCGAATTTTCGTAGAAAGCGGAAGCGTTTTATGCTGAAGCGAGTTGTTGGTAGATGTCAGCGTCAGCAGATTGATGTTCTGATTGCTGACGTAGGCCAGATCAGGACCAATTGACGTAACGCCGTTAATGCCCACCAGACCAACCTGACGGGTGATTTCAGTAACCGTAACGTCAGTTAAAGCTCCTTCCACGTTCTGAAGCAGCATGATCGACTTGTTCTTGAAAGCAATCAGGCTGTTCTGTCCAAATGGGAACGTAGCAACCATGTAGTCGCTGTTACCAGTATTTACGTTAAATTCATTGGCCAGAGGATCGTAATCTTGAAACGCAAGTACATCAGACGCCGCAATCGTGTTGTTGCCATCTACAACCCAAAGCCTATTCTGATAATAAACAGCATTGTTGCTCTTAGGAATAGATAAGAACGAGGCTGGCAGTGTTGTATCTGGAACTAGCGTAAACGTGCCGTTCCAATTGCCATCCCAGTACAGAGGTGTTTCATCTGGGCCACGGAAAATGTAAACGTAGTTGTTAGCTTGAACAATGGTGGACTGAGTGGTTACTTGGTAGCTTCCAAGGCTGATACTTTTCCCCGTGTATCCGTTGGCATAGAATCCAACGCTAGCATTCCCCAGCATCATAATCCATGTCTGACCAATGTTGTTAGGATCGGAATAGATGCTTGAAGCGTAGACATTCTGCAACGGAGCACTGTAGGAGTAAAGAGCTTCGTACGTTCCAAGTGAATATGTATTTATGATAACAGAAGTATTGTTACCATTGGCCAAACTTTGATCTGCTGGAGTTAAAGCTGTGTTTGTAATGTCTGTATCATACAACATCCAATTAGTACCATAAATTGAAGTAAGAACTACAGTTGTTCGAATCGCTCCAGAATTTTCAAGGCCAACAGCAATAAATCGTCCGTTGAAGAAATCTATGTCGTTAAATATATAAGTTGGAGAGGTATATGCAGCTTGAACCAATGTCCAATTCGTCAAATCACTGGAAATAGCAATTCCACCTCCAGTAGTAATAGCACAAAAGACATTGTTACCAAAAGTTATACCAACAATTCCACCAAAAGGGAAAATAGATAGTAAATCAGCCGATTGCGTCCAAGTAATCCCATCAACTGACGTTATAATTTTACTAGTCCTAGTTGTTGCAATAAATACACCGTTGTAGAAAAACAAATCAGTTGCTCCACCAAATACATCACTTTGATCTACTCCAGTAATCCATGTTACTCCATTATTAGTTGATGTGATTGGAGTAAAATAAAGTGGGTTTGTGCCAGATCCGCACACCGCAACCCATTTCCCATTTCCATAAGCCAATCCTCTCATTTGCGACGGAGAAGTAGAGGCTGAAATGCTCCAAGTTAAACCATCTGAAGAATAGAAGATTTGGTCAGTTCCTCCCCTAGTTCCAGCAACAAATCTGCTATTACCAAACGCTATCCTAGTAATAGTAGAAGAAGCAGCAGCAGGAATAGCGGTTTGAGTCCAAGTAATAGCATCAGGACTGGTAATTACCATCGGGAAGTTTGTTCCTCCAGAAACGTAATATCCACCAGCAACAAACAAATTGCTTCCAAAAGTAATGCAGTAGGCATCACCAGAAGTAACATTTGGGGTTGTGTTCCATTTTGAACCAAACGCCTCAGAAGCTAATTCTGGGTAACAGACAAAGCCACCCCGCGTCACAGCATCCTGAGACGTGAAATTATGGTTAACGGCCTTCTGGACGTTACCAGGCTTGATGTTTTCAGGAGCATTGTACTCGTCTACGCCAAGAAATGAGTTATCGCCAACCACTTGAGGTTGGTCATCAAGATTACCATATGCGCGATAACGATTCATTGCTGTTGTGCCTGTGGACTCTCAATCGAGGTTCTTAGCGTTTTCAGCTTTCCATTGCTTGCGCCACCGCCAAAGCAGGAACGCAATGCCGAGGAGTGTGCCGATAAGTGCGGCGACCTCGTTGACCTGCGACAGCGAGACCATTGCAACAGCGGGCGTTGCGGCGGTGAGGGTAGCGCGGATGTTGTCAGAGTTCATTTAGATTTGTTGTACCTCGCGCCCACCCACCAGAAGATCAGCGTCCATGCGCCAAATTGAATCTCGGGTGACATGGTAGCGCGGACTTCAGGCGATGCAGAGAAATAGACGCTGGTCAGGAAAATAAACCCCGCCCACGTTAGCCCAGGGCGCGTAAGCTGGCGGAAGGCGTCAACAAGAACGTAGATGGAGCCAACCCAAGGCCACGTCCCAACAGGAATTACGAGAGTTGCGTTGGAGTCTTTCTGGGACGCGGTAAAGGCGTTCCACGCTGCCTCTTTCTCGGCTGCGGCGAGTTTGGCGTTAAGCAGCATGATTTCCACTTCGGCGTCCTTCTTCTTGCGCCACGTCTCAAAGAAGCTTGTGCCAAGATGGAGCAGCGACCCCACGACACCCCCAGAAGCTGCGTTAAAAAGGATGTCGGTGAGGTTCACGGCGATTACTTGCCACCCTTGGGGTTGAGCACGGTGCCGGTGAGGATCGGGTCGTGACCGTCGACGTGGGCGGATGCGGAGGAGCGGATGGTGAGCTTTTTCATGGGATGATGGCTGATGGTTGGCTAACGATGGCTGATGGTTGGCTAACGGGTGGAGGTGGCAGGCCAGATGTAGACGCGGGCGACTACCCCGGCGAACTCGGCAGCGGTGACACGAGCCCACGATTCGCTGCGGGAGTTGTGCAGACCGGACATGATCCAGCCGGTGCTGTCGAGGGATGCTGCTTGGTGGATGACGTGCTGACCACCGGCCCACGACGCACGGTAGACCACGAGGTCACCGACCTTGATGTCCGAGAATGGTGTGGTGCCGAGGACCGCGTAGGCAGTCACCGTCTTAAACGGATCAAGCCCAGCAGCGGAGGCGGGAATGTAGGGAGCCATCGAACCCGTGCCGAGCACCGAAATGGCGGCGGAACCCGCTCGCACAAGTGCGTCGGACTGATCGGCGCAGACGATGCGCAGCGGAAGTCCCGCCTCAAGGACGTGCTGGCGCTGGCGGGCGATAATCGCAATCGCCACCATCAGCGCAATAATTCCGACGATGTATCCGACCCAACGCATCAGAGAGCGGCAGACGCCACCGCTGCCGATGCTTTGGCTGCATCAGCGATTTGTTTGTCTGCATCGGCCTTGGCCTTGGCGACAGCAGCGTCCGCATCGGCCTGCACCTTCTGGATGTAGGCCACGAACGCGGTTTGGATGGGAGACGCAAGCGCGGGATTATTGGCGATAGCGTCGATAGGCTGGCCCACGTTCACACCGTCGACGTAGCAGTTGGATGTGTCTTGGATGATGACTGTTAGAGTGCTCATATTGGTTTATTTGTTTATCAGATAGGATACCGCGTTAGAACGATGTGACGGTAACGCGAATGGTGCGGGTTCCAATGACGACGGAGGACGCTGTCGGATTGTATATTCTAAGTGAAACCTTATCAGTTCCGGCGATGGCGTTGACGACGCCGTAGGTCGGTGCCCAATCGCTATTGTCCCAAGTGACGTTTATGGAATGTGAATTGTCGCTAACTACTCCTGTGATTGTAACGTCGAAAACGGAAGAAGCTGTGTTTGCTCCAACGGTTCCGAAGTTGATGGAAGCCGTTGCTGTCCGCACGCCTTTGATCACGGAGGTTCCGTTGACGACCAATTTTCCGGTGTTTGTCGAACCGGTGCCAGAGTTTCCGATGTAAGTATTTCCGGCTCCAGTTGCGGACAAAGCGACGTTCTGGTCAGTCGCAGAGAAAAGCGTAAGGTTTCCACCCGTGGAGTTCAGTTGCGAGGTTCCGAGGTTGAGTGTGGCGTTTGTTGCGCCGGTAATTGTAACCGGTCCGGTAATCGTTCCGCTCCACGGCAGGAGCCAGTTGACTCCGGTAGTCCAAGTGATGTTGGCAGCGTTGCCGGATACGTCGCGCCAAGTCGTGCCTGAGCCGAGGGCGTTGGACTCGGGCAGGACGAGTGCGCCCGTGGCATAGACCGTGAAGTTTTTGATGTATATATTTTTGCCGGAGGCAAGCAGCCCCTCGGCAATGAAAAAGACATTGTTGAGGGGCTGCGTGGTCGATAGCGCCACGCCTGTTTGCCACGATCCTTCGACTGGCGTGACGAGATTGCTTTCTGCGGAGCCACTACCGCCGAGGTGGAAACTGGTGATGCCGGAACTTACGTCTAAATAATAATCAAAAGTTACCCGGTATTGCTTGAACTGCGACAGTTGCCCAGTGAGCAATTGCACAAGGCCCGTAGACCCTTTTGTAATTCTAAGGGTATTTGCTACGCCTGCACCTGTGATCGGAGCGGTGAGGACTGATTGACCACCTGCGAACTCGGCCCAGCCGTTTGTTCCGGCAGAAAAGTCCGACGTGTATTTTGCCGTGTTGCTCGCGTTGTTAATGTCCGACGCTGGCACCGTGCCGGTCTGGTAGAGCGCCAAGACCTCGGCGGCAGAGAGGGCGCGGTTTTCAACGACGATTGGCGTGATGGTGCCGGTCCAGAACCACTCAGCGGCAACGGCGTTGCTGCCGATGGCGGCGACTGCTCCGGTGTAATTGTTGGCATCGGTTACCGTGTCGGCCAAGATGCCGTTGACGTAGATTTTGCCGGTGGTGCCGGTGCGCGTGTAAGTGACCACCGCGTTCGTGCTAAAGCCGGGAAGTGCGGCAACTGAGGTGATGGCCGAACCGTAAACGATGCGCGGGTAGATGAACAGCGTGCCAGCTGAGTTGAAGACGGTCAGGGCGAAACCATTTCCGGCACCACCAAAAATCGCGGCGGTGACGCTTGCGCTCAGTGACGTGAGGTTGGCTTTAGCTGAGACGGTAAAGTCTCCGGTGCCGAACGCTGCGGTCGTGAACGTTGCTCCACCTGTTCCGGTGAACGAGAGTGCTTGGCTCGGCGCGAGTGCGTTGCGCTGCGCGGCGATGGTGCCGCCCTGGTCGGCCAGCGTGGTCGTGGCGGTGACTGCGCCCGTGACGCCTAGTCCCGTCGTTGCAATGTCCAACACCTTTGCACCGTTAGCCGCTACACCAATGTTGTTTGCACCAATACGGTAGAGCCCTGTGTTTTGGTTGGATAGAAACGCAAAGCTGGGATTGGCAGCCGTACCATTTGCCCCATGCACACTGCCACCAGGAGCAATTACACCACTGGTTGTAAGCGTAGTGACAGATGGATTGGCAGCACTCATCTT